CAAAGCACTGGAGTTAACTGGTGACTTGGAGTAGAAGAAACACAGAGAACCCAAGCGACAGAGTAATCCTAGAGCAAGCAGAAGCAAGGGAACTTTACCGCACTTGGGAGACAAACAAAGATAGAGACTTTGTGCGCGGCAGACTTGAGAGAGCCGAAAGAATTTATGGTACGGGCGCTAGAGACAGGATTAGAGAATATATGAACAGAATTAAAGATGGAACACTACTATGAGCTTCATGGTGACTTTTATGGTGGAAGGAACACCAGTACCCAAGGGTAGGCCAAGGTTTGCGAGAAGGGGTAAATTCGTATCAACTTACAGTCCCAAGACTACTGTTGACTACGAAACCAAGGTCAGCGAGGCAGCACAAGTGGCAATGGGCAGTAGCGAACCCCTAGAAACCCCTGTGGGTGCGTACATCTACATAACCTTACCGATTCCCGCCAGTTACAGTAAAAAGCGAACCCAAGCCTGTTTATCAGGAGAGGAACGCCCAACAAAGAAAAGTGACATAGATAACTTCTGCAAAGCGGTATTTGATGGGATGAACGGGATTGTTTTTTTAGATGACAGTCAGATTGTCTCACTTCACTCTACAAAGGTTTACGGGACTGTTGGCATGGTTGAAGTAATGGTGAAAGAAGAGCTTATCTAAGGGTAAGTCCCAATAGAAAAAGAAACAAACAAGAGTAAATTAAAGGTTTTAAAGGAGTGAATATTATGAATACATGGGAATTTGATACCACTGTAGGTGCGGGTAGCGAAGTGGTAACAGTGGTCTATGAGTACGAATCAGACGAAGACTCAACCTATAACGAGTCCATTCGGGAAGTTTGGTTTGAGGGTCGAAATGTCATAGGGCTTTTCTCTGACGAGCAGTTTAAAGAGATGGAGTGCGAAGCAGCAATGAGGTTTCAGCACCATAAACTGAACTACAAAATGGAGGATGTATGACCATAGAAGGCATTATCCGCATGGCAAAACAGGCAGGGTTTGCTGATGAAGAAATTGATACTTGTCAACAGATATTGATTCACTTTGCCAAACTGGTAGCAGAGCATGAACGCAATGAAATAATCGAAATTTTGGATGCTTCAACTGGATACGTTCACATGGATGCGATCAGGGAAAGAACATGAGCGATAACCCCCATAAGGCGGTGCAATTCCTGATTGACACTGCACCCCTTTATTCCAAGGCTAAGGCCACTAGGATGTACTTAGAAGAATTCAGGAAAAGCCGCAAAGCCCAGCTCATGAGCCAAGCGGGAACTGAGGTTCTAGGAAAGCAGGAAACCTACGCCTATGCTCACCCTGACTACATCGAAATACTCGAAGGAATCAGGGAAGCAGTGGAACTAGAAGAGCGTTACCGCTGGCTTATGACGGCTGCACAAACCCGCATCGAGGTATATAGAACCGAGCAATATAGTGCTAGGCATGAAATAAAAAATACCCAATGAATAACAAACTAAGCGCAAAGCAAAGACTACACATTGGGAAAGTTAAACTATTGCCATGCTCAGTGTGCGATCAACATGGGCCAAGTGATGCACATCACATAGAGCAAAAACTACAATATTGCGTGATAGCTTTGTGCAGGGATTGCCACAATAGCTGGCATGGCACTAAGGCTATATGGCGGGTCAAAAAAATGGATGAATTAGCAGCCCTAGACGTTACCATTCGCAGATTGACGCAGGAAATGTCACTAGAAGGCTATTCTGAGCCGTTTTAAGCCGTTTTTTTGGCTTAGTGCATGCCAACTATGCTTGACGTAAAAAAAAAGCCTATAGACCTTAAATTTTAGACGTAAAAAAACCCGCTTTTTATGGCGGGTTGTGGGTTTATCGTTTTCCTGAAAGTATTCTAAGGATTAGGGCTGCAATTGCATAAATCATTTATTTCCCTTAAATTGTGCAGCAACCACAGCATGGTGCATCAATACAGCGTCCACGTTTATTTCGGTAGAAGGTAGAAGGCCCGTTCTCACCGATGAAAGTTATAGTGTCCGTATCGGGTTGTAGTTGTGCTGTTTTATTGCTTGTGTCATACAAAATATAGTCCCCTGGCTTAATAAGTGCGCCAGATAACTTACATTTACCAAAATATTTTGCTTTCATTGTTTTAAGCATAGTGAACACCCCTAATTTGAACAAACCCGCCATTGTCTTTTTTTGCTTTCCCTTTGGCATATAAGGCCACAACTACAGATTTTGGTTCTATGTGGCGCACATCGGTATTGTCCCCGTCAATTACACGCCAGCCACGAAAATTATTAGGGATATCGCTTTGTTTTTGGAAAACTACAGCCGTACGGGAATTATTAGGGTTAGTTAAACCCTTAATTGATATCGGTTTTGGGGTAATGGCTGAAAAACTATATGTAAGGTCATAATTACCCGCTGTTTTCCCGTCTAATTTGCGTGATGGGTGTTTTGTATAGTCGTAAAACTGTACGTCAGGGAATAATTGAAAAATTGTCTTTCCATCATGCACAATAATATTTTCAAAAGCGATATCACTTGTACCATTGGGGCGCACTAAAGGGTTTAAACCGATGCGCTTTGCTTTATTAGCCAAAGACCATACGTCAGCGCACAATGAAAGCATGAAAGCTTCTTGACTATTGTAAAAAAACTGTGTTTTTGATTCCCTGGCTTTTTGAACACTATTAAACGCCCCACGACCCGCGCTTTTTAAGCAGCCCTCAAAGCAGCCAGCCAGCTTAGCCAAAGGGCAAAGTATTTCATCGGGCACAAGGTAGACAATACCCGTCAAATAGCCGATCTTTTCACCCTTAATTGTTTTTGCTGACGATTCACCCAAAATTGTTTTGTAGGGTAGGCCATGAGCAGCCAGGATTGTTTTGTATGGATTTTTCATTATTGACACCTATTAAAAAAAGAAAAAAGAGATTATTTAACCAAAACGTCAAAATAATGCAAAGCCCCCAAGCAAAGCATTAGGCCAATGACAATGGCAGCAAGGTAATCCATAAAAGCGTTTTTCATGGTTTAGACCTTTCCAAGTACTGATGTAGTCAATTTAAAGGCTATAGAAGCCCTCTCTGAGCGTGAAAATGATTGACGTAATGCCAGCCAGTCAGTCAGTCGCATTGTGTGGGCCACAAAGTCGCAAATTGTCAGTGTGGGAATGTTGCCCGTACATTGTGCGTGGTGTGTGGTGTAGCGCAGGCCATTGTCTCTAATTGATCTGCGAATCGTTTTGTATGTTGTTTTATCCATTTTGAAACCTATTGAAGTTGATAAAAGAGGGGCTAAAAATCTACCCCCTCACTATATAAGCATAAAAGAATCGTGCCAGTTGCTGTAAGTTGTTGATTTATAAGACCCCTCCAAAACCCTATCAGTAGAAACCCTTGGAACTATGGTTTACAATTATTTAAATTTATTAAATTGTGAGGAAAAAATGGGCAGACCCTCCAACCCACAAACAAAGTATTTCCAAAGAACCTTGTCAGACCCTCAAAGAATGATCTTACTTTCTGCGGGAAAGGGCAATTTGTGTAGAGGGTTTGAGAACGTACTGGATTTATACAGTTACGCCCACAATCTAGGTTTTCGCCCAGATATGGAATTGAGTTTTTTAAATATAGATCGCGGGACAACAGACAGCCCCAATTCAGAGAGGTCATCAGTTAAGGTAGGGTAAACACTAATAGAAGGGTAAACAAGAATAGTTCGCATTCAGATCAAGTAACCCTAAAAAGGTGCATCACTCTTTCCCACCTGCATGAAACGTAAATGAGAATCATTCGCATTTAGACATAAGGGTAAACCCTATAAGGGTAAGTACGTAGGTAGAAACCCTTAGGTAGAAACCCTAGGTAGTGAGATGTATGGGGGGGGAGGGGGTAGGGTCTGTGTGTAGATATTTGTGTACCCCCCTATCCTCTGAAAAGGTAAAAATGAATCCATCCAAGGAGGACAAATGGAACAATTGAAAAGAGGAAGAGGAAGACCAAAGGGAAGCATCAAGATGACCATACAGAGGTTTGCTGACAATCCACCCCTTGTACTACCTAAGACAGACCATCAACGTCTGAAGGAGCTTAAAGAGCTAATGATTAGGAGTGGAGGTAAGGATGTGGCTCAGAAGGTTATTGAGATAGCCCTTAATGATGAGCATCCCCATCAATTGGTAGCTTTAAAGATGTGTCTGGATAGGACTCTTCCTGTTTCTTTGTTTGAAAAGGATAAGTCTCAGAGAAGTGCCGTAACCATCAATATCACTGGTTTGGGACAAGAGCCACTAGTAGTGGACACTGAACAACCTGAAGACGTAGAGGCTAAGTATGGTTAATTGGATTCTTACTGTAAACAGACCTGAATACATGGAAAAGAGTGAGTTGTTGGTTCCGAAGGATAAGTTGCCTGAGTTATTAGAAGCCATATTGAACAACAAGGATTGGTCTATTAGTGCTTCAATAACGATTAAACCCACAGATATGGAGTACTTTGATGGCTGATCTGAACTTTAGTCTCTTGCCCTGGCAACAAGAAGTTTTCCTTAAAGACTGTTTGTGATACAATTAACCATCTATAAAGGTGGTTATATGGAAACGAAACTTTGCTTTAGTTGTGTTCAGTACAAACCTACTTCATGCTTTCACAAGGCTAAAAAGGAAAAGGATGGATTCCAGTACCATTGCATTGAGTGCAGTAAGAAATACCATGCAAAACGCTACATAGAGCAAAAGGACAAACTGAAGGTTCAACTTAAAAAGTACAAAGTTGAGAACAAGGAAAAGCTAGAAGTTGCTTCATTGTTGTGGAAAAAGAACAATCCTGATAAGGTAAGGCAATATCAAAGAACTTCAAACCTCCGTAAGAACTTCGGTCTTTCACTGGATGAGTATGAGCAAATGCTCACGAAGCAGAACAACTTATGCGCTATTTGTGAAAAGCCTGAAACCTTTATTCATCACCAAACAAAAGAGCCTGCTAAATTGGCTGTAGATCATTGCCACACAACAGGCAAAGTTAGAAAGTTGCTTTGTAAAAATTGCAACAATGGTCTTGGAATGTTTAAAGACAATTTGGATGTGATGCGTCAGGCTATTAAATATTTGGAAGAAAACAATGGCTGATTTAAACTTTTCCCTTCTGCCGTGGCAACAGCAAGTTTTTGCCGACCAAACGAGGTTCAAGGTTGTGGCTGCTGGGCGTAGGTGCGGTAAGAGTCGTATGGCGGCAGTTACCCTACTGATAGAAGGACTCAAGTGTCCACAAGGATCTGCGGTTCTTTATGTTAGTCCCACTATGGGACAATCAAGACAGATTATTTGGGACTTGTTGCTAGACCTTGGTAGAGAGGTTATTCAGAGTAGCCACGTAAATAACTTAGACATTACCCTGATAAACGGGGCTAGGATATACGTTCGTGGGGCGGATAGACCTGATACCCTTCGTGGTGTCTCATTGACCTATGCCGTACTAGACGAGGTTGCTGACATCAAACCTGAAGCATGGGAACAAGTCATTCGAGCCAGTTTGTCTGATAAACGGGGTAGAGCACTCTTTATTGGCACTCCTAAAGGCAGAAATTGGTTCTACGATACCTTTAAGCTAGGTGAGAGTGAGGATGATCCTGATTGGAAGTCATGGCACTTCACCACTGCTGATAACCCCTTGATTGACCAAGCAGAGATAGATTCCGCTAAAAAGACCCTGAGTTCCTTTGCTTTTAAGCAAGAGTTTATGGCTTCGTTTACCAATGCGGGTTCAGACATCTTCAAGGAAGAGTGGATCAAATACGGGGTTAGTCCTGAACACGGAAGCTATTACATCGCTGTTGACCTTGCGGGATTCGAGGAAGTTGCCAAACAAGCCGCTAACGCTAAGAAGCGTCTAGACGAGTCTGCTATCTCTATCGTTAAGGTGACAGACGATGGGAAGTGGTTTGTTGAGAAGATTGAACATGGGAGATGGGATATCCGTGAGACCGCCTCTAAGATACTGATAGCTATTCGGGACTACCGCCCTTTAAGTGTAGGGATAGAGAGGGGGGCGTTAAAGAACGCTGTTTTGCCCTACTTGTCAGACCTGATGCGAAAGAACAACACCTTTGCCCACATCGTGGATTTGACCCACGGGAATAGAAAAAAAGCAGACAGAATCATCTGGGCTTTACAAGGTAGGTTCGAGCATGGCAGAATTGTGTTAAATTCGGAAGAAGATTGGGATGAGTTTGTAGACCAGTTAATCCTGTTCCCTGCTCAAGGAGTCCATGATGACTTGCCTGACTCCCTCAGTTACATTGACCAACTGGCTGTTACATCTTACATGGAAGAAGATGATAGTGAGGATTGGCAACCTGTAGATATTATTAGTGGGGTATAAGAATGGAATTCCAAGAACCTAGCGACTCAGACAAAGAGATAGTTAACTTTGTTGTCAACCATTGTGACAGATGGAGGGATTGGAGAGATGTCAATTGCCTAACTGATTGGCTAGAGTACGAACGCATCTTCAATGGTGAGTGGGATGCTCAAGACAAGACTAGAGACTCAGAGCGTAGCCGTATCGTTACCCCCGCTACCCAACAAGCCGTAGAGACACGCCATGCCGAGATCATGGAAGCCATCTTTGGTCAGGGTGAGTTCTTTGACATTCAAGACGATATTCGTGATGTCAATGGTAGCCCCCTAGATGTTGCTGCCATCAAAGCACAACTGATGGAAGACTTCAAAGTCGACAAGATTCGCAAGTCTATTGACCAGATTGAGTTACTTGCTGAAATCTATGGTACGGGCATCGGTGAGATTGTTGTCAAAACAGAGAAGGTCTTTGTCCCCGCTACTCAGGCAATACCTGGTCAAATGGGACAAGCCGCTATCGGAGTGGTAGAACAAGACCGCATTGCAGTCAAGATTGTTCCTGTTAACCCCCGTAACTTCTTGTTTGACCCCAATGGAACATCTATTGATGACTGTATGGGCGTGGCAATTGAGAAGTATGTCTCTATCCACAAGGTCGTAAAAGGTCAAGAAGAAGGCATCTACCGCAAGGTAAAGGTCGGTACTGACTCTATGGATACAGACTTAGAGCCTACACAAGAGGTTTCCCAATACGAAGACGATAAAGTTAAACTTTTGACTTACTATGGACTAGTTCCTAGAGAGTATCTTGAACAACTGGAAAACGAAGAAGATGGCGAAGTAGAAGACTTATTCCCTGAAGACAGTATTCAGGATGAGTATTCCGATCTGGTTGAGGCTATTGTCGTTATCGCCAATGATGGTGTTCTTCTGAAAGCAGAAAAGAACCCATACATGATGAAAGACCGCCCAATCCTTGCTTATCAGGACGACACAGTTCCTAATCGCTTATTGGGTCGTGGTACTGTTGAGAAGGCTTACAACTCACAAAAGGCTATTGATGCCCAAGTGCGTTCACACTTAGATTCTCTAGCTCTCACAACTAGCCCAATGATGGCTATGGATGCCACTCGCCTCCCACGAGGTGCTAAGTTTGAAGTAAAGCCAGGCAAGGCTATCCTGACAAACGGCAATCCCAATGAGATTCTGTTCCCATTCAAGTTCGGTAATACAGATGGTTCTAACCTGACAACTGCCAAAGAGTTTGAGCGTATGCTTTTGATGGCAACAGGCACTCTTGACTCTCAAGGAATGGTTACTGCTGTCTCCAGAGATGCGGGTCAGGGCGGTATTTCGATGGCTACTGCCTCAATTATCAAGAAATACAAGCGTACCTTGGTGAACTTCCAAGAGGATTTCATGATCCCCTTTATCACCAAAGCCGCCTACCGCTATATGCAGTTCGATCCAGAGCGTTACCCTACTGTGGACATGAAGTTTATTCCTACGGCAGCACTCGGAATCATTGCTAGAGAGCATGAGCAACAGCAATTTATCGCTTTGTTACAGACTCTTGGCCCGAATACACCTGTTTTGCCTATCATTTTGAAGGGCATCATGGCTAATTCTTCTCTGTCAAACAGATTTGAGTTGATTGAAATGTTAGACAAGATGTCTCAAGTTGACCCACAGGCTCAACAAGCGGCTCAGATGCAACAACAAATGGCTATGCAACTGGCTCAAGCACAGATTGCTGTCCAAACTACACAAGCAGAGCAGAACAAGGCTGAAGCGCAAAAGTTATTGACTGAAGCGCAATTGATGCCTATTGAGTTGCAAGCTAAGAGCATGGCGGCTAACACCAAGAATCTCCCAACTGATGACGCTTTAGCTTCACGAGAGTTTGATAAGCGTGTCAAAGTTGCTGAATTGATGCTTAAAGAAGCTGATATTCAGAATAAGGCTAAGATTGTTGAAAAGCAGATGACTAGACAATGAATCTAGAAGATTTAGCCAAACAAAAGCGTAAAGAATCTTCTAAAAAGTACTATGAAGAGAATAAAGAGGCGTGTAAACAAAGGACTAAAGAGCATCCATCCTGTATAGCTGCGAGAGAAAAATATAGGAATAAGCCTGAAACAAAAGATAAGATCAGGAATTGGAAACTTTTGCAGAATTATGGGATAACAAACCAAGATTATGAGCAAATGCTTGAAAATCAAGGATTTTGTTGTGCTGGATGCGGTTTACACCAAAATATCTTAGAAAAAAAGTTACATGTTGACCATGACCATGTAACAGGAAGAGTAAGAGGTCTTCTTTGCGGTAATTGCAACAGGGCTTTAGGCTTAGTCAAAGATAATTTAGAAACATTGGTTAGACTACAAGAATATTTGGAAAAATCTAATGCAACTTGAGCCATCACTTCAGAAGTACTACGAAGAGCGTTTCTCAATGATGTCCACTCAAGGGTGGAAAGAATTGATGGAAGATGTTGACAAAATGATAGAGCCTTTGAATAATATCTCAACAATTGCAGACGAAAAAAGTCTACAATTCAGAAAAGGCGAGTATTCAATACTAATTTGGCTGAAAAACTTGAAACAAGTCAGCGAAAGAGCATTTGAGGACTTAAATGAAAAGAATGTATGAATTTGCCTGTGTAAATGGGCATAAAACGTCGAGACTTGTTGTTTATGAGACAACGAGTCTTATGTGTGAGTGTGGTGAGGAATCTCATCGCACTTTATCTGCGCCTTATTTTAGGCTTGAAGGATGGTCTGGTTCATTCCCAACGGCTCACGCCAAGTTTGATAAAAGCCATCAAGACAAGTTGAAATCTGAGCGCAAACTCAACTCATAAGCAATTATGCCGAGTTGAATCTCCTACAACCGATAGCGGCAGGAAAAGGAAAGAAGTATGTTGATTGACAACGACAAAGAAGAGTTTGGTGAGTTAGAGCTTGAGCAACAGAAGATTGAGCAAAAGGCTGAACTTCCTGAGAAATACAGGGACAAAAGTTTAGACGATATTGTGAAGATGCACCAAGAGGCTGAAAAGCTAATTGGAAAGCAAGCACAAGAAGTAGGCGAAGTCCGTAAGTTAGCTGATGAACTTATTAAGCAGAACCTTGGGTCTAGACAGCAACAGACTAGACAGGAAGAGCCTGAAGTAGATTTCTTTGAGAATCCACAGAAGGCAGTTCAAAGGACTGT